GTTCGCAAACCAACACAAACAGATTTACTGGCATCTTTTTTCCGTGGTCTGCTGGCGACCGTGATGAAGCATGGTACGAAGCCAAGAAGCGTGATTTGCCTGATTGGCAGATGGCACAAGAATATCCGTCTGACCCTGATGAAGCGTTTATTCGTTCTGGTCGTCCTGTGTTTGATTTGGAAGCCTTGCGCGCGTGCGAGGTTGCAGAACCTCGCCGCGGTTATTTGCACAAGATTATGGGCAAAGGGATGTACGAGTTCCGTGAAGATGGTGGCGAGCTTGCTGTATGGGAGTTTCCAGAACCATCACAGGTTTATGTAATTGGCGCTGACGTTGCTGAAGGTTTGGGACATGGAGACTACAGCACAGCGCATGTCATCAATGTTGAAACTGGTGCTGTGGTGGCACATTGGCATGGTCATGTTGATGCAGATATTTTTGGTGAAGAAGTTTTGAATGCTTTGGGTTGGTGGTACAACCATTGCCTTATTGGTGTTGAGTCAAATAACCACGGGTTGACAACCCTAAAAGGGTTGCAACGCGTGGGCTACAAAAACCTGTACCGACAACGACGCTTGGGTCAACGCAATCCAACGATTAGCGAGACTTTAGGTTGGCGCACTACTTCGGTTTCTAAACCATTAGCCATTGACGAATTAAATGCAAACATTCGTGATTCTGTTATTTGGATAATGTGCAAATCCACCATTGCCGAGTTGCGTACTTTTATTCGCGAAAGCAATGGCAAGATGCACGGTTCACCCCACGATGACCGTGTTATGTCTTTGGCTATTGCCAACCAAATGTTAAAGTATGTTTGGTTGCCTGAGTATCGCGCAAATCTTGCCCCTAGAAAAAACACTTTTGGTTGGTTTGAACAGTTCATTCCGAAAGCCCAAAGTCCTGAAAGAATCAAAATTGGGGCTAACAACGTTAGAAAAGTAACGATTTAGGGTTGTATTGATGCTTTCCATAACCTGCGACAACTGTTCAACCGACTTTTACGCACCAGAATTGCCTAGAAGGGGTGCTATTTGTTTTAAATGCCACATTCAGGGCATTCGTTTTGGTTTTACTTACGGCAAACAAGACTTTCATGGCCCAACCATCAAGGAACGCCAGGATAAACAAATGGCCGATGCCAAGGCTGGTGGTTTAACTCCCGAGCCAATAGGCAGTCGTTGGATTTAGTGCCATGCCTGAAGTCTGGGTTCCGATTGTTGTTGCGGTCATCACGGGCCCAGTAGTGGTGGTACTTAGCAAGTTGCGTAAAGAAAACTCCGAACAACATGCTGAGGGTCGAGAACTTTTGCATGCAATCGGTGCAAAGGTTGACAAGGTCGGTAGTAAGTTAGATAAGCACATTGGATGGCACGAAGGTAAAGAGGATAAATAATGGCACGGATAACCAACACAGAACTGTTAACAAAATATCGCAACAAACTTGAGCAGTCTCGCCGTTGGCGAAACGAAGAACGTTATGACGACTTGTGGAGTCGCTTAATTGATTTGTACCGGGGCAAGCATCACCGCACCGATATCAAAGAAGACCAGTTATTGGTAAACATTGCGTTTGCAACCATCAACGTTATTTCGCCCGCCGTATCTATTAACCATCCAAAAATTGCGGTTAGTGCTAAACGCCCCGAAGATGCGGATAAAGCAATTGTCACCGAAGCTATCATTAACTATTGGTGGCAACATTATGGTTGCCAAGAGCAGTTCCGTCGCGCTGTAAAAGATTTCCTTATCTGCGGACATGGTTGGGTTAAAACTGGTTATCGCTATATTGAAGAAGAAAAAGCAAAAGACGAAACACCGAACTTTGAATCATACGATGAATTAACCACTCCAAGTCCAGAAGCAGCAATTGAATCAGAATTGATTATCAAAGAAGATAGACCGTTTTTGGAACGTGTTTCTATTTTTGATATGTATGTTGACCCAGATGCAACATCAATGGATGACATTCGTTGGATTGCACAGCGCACCCGTCGCCCAATGGAAGATGTTAAAAAAGATAAACGCTACAATGCGTCGGCTCGCGGTGACGCTGCGCCGTCGCATTACTCAAAATGGGGACAGGACCAATTTCGTCCACGTGTATCAACAGACAAAGATGATGCCTATGTAGAAGTTTGGGAATGGTACGACATTAACCGAAACACAATGTCGGTGTTCTGTGACGGTTCGGACAAGTTCCTTATCTCACCAACAAAAATGCCGTTCCTATATGGTCATCCATACACAATGATTCGCAACTATGATGTGCCAGATTATTTCTACCCAATGGGTGAATTGGAAGCTATTGAGCCTTTGCAGCACGAGTTAAACTTAACTCGTACACAAATGATGAATCATCGCAAGCGCTTTAGTCGTAAATGGTTGTACAAAGAAACTGCGTTTGATGTTGATGGTCGCAATGCCCTTGAATCGGATGAAGACAATGTGATGGTACCTGTCATTTCGGAAGAAGGCATCAATAGTGTTGTTGCACCTATGCCAGCGGTTATAAATCCGCCAGAGTTCTACAACCAATCATCGCTTATTTCTGAGGATATTCGTTCAGTCTCTGGACTTAACGAATATCAAGGTGGTGGGGTGCCAGAGATTCGGCGTACTGCCACAGAAGCAGCCATTATCCAAGATGCAGCTAATGCTCGTGTTTCGGACAAGTTGGCTATTGTTGAAAAATCTATTGGTGAGTGCGGTCGTCGTTTGATTATGCTTGCACAACAATACATGACTGGTGAGCAAGCTGTTCGTATTGTTGGTTCGGAAGCCGAACCTGTGTGGTTAAAGTTTGACCGCGACTATATCCAAGGCGAATTTGACTTTATGGTGCAAGGTGGTTCAACTCAGCCAGTTAACGAGTCGTTCCGTCGCCAGATGGCTATGCAGGTTGTGGACGCTATGGCTCCGTTTGCCGGTGCTGGCATTCTTGACATGCCAAAACTTGCTACCTATGTGTTGCAGTATGGTTTCGGTATTCGTGGTGCTGCTTCGTTTGTGAACGCTCAACCAATGATGCCTGTGCCACCGCAAGGCGCCCCAGAGGCGCCGATGCCTCCACAGGGTCCACCAACACAGATGGAGCAGGGTCCACCTGTTGATATGGGACCAATGCCACCTACTGGTGGCATGGCTATGCCCTCTAACATTCCACCAGAAATTTTGGCACAATTACTTGCGCAAGGCGCTCCGTTAACAAATACTCAAGTACCTATGTAACGCTTTTGCGTTAGGTATAGAGCAAACCGTTGGAGGACTCTATGAGTAATGATAACACCGTTGATAGTGCAATTGAAGCCCCGATAGCCGAAACTGTTGGACAAGCAGAAGTTAGCACGGAAATAGGTGAAGCCCCTGAAACGACTACCGATTATTTTACTTGGGACGAATACGCTGACAAACCTGTCAAGTTAAACGTTGCTGGTGAAGAAATTGATGTACCGCTAAAAGAGGCGCTTGCTGGATATCAGCGTCAAGCGGACTATACCCGTAAGACGCAGGAATTGAGCGAGCAACGGAAACAGGTGCAGTTTGGTGCTGCTTTGCAAGAAGCCTTGCAGAACGACCCAAAAAGCACTTTGGAATTGTTGAAACAGCATTATGGGTTAGAAGAACAGCAATCATCGGAAGATGAACTGTTATTGGACCCTGTTGAGAAACAGTACCGTCAATTGGAATCTCGTTTAAAGCAGATTGAGCAACAAAAAGCGTTGCAAGATTTGGAGAGAACAGTTGAGTCTCTGTCACGGAAGTATGGCGACGCATTTGACGCAGATGAGGTAATTGCTAAGGCTTTGGCTACAGGCAATCCAAATCTAGAAGCCGTCTATAAACAGACAGCGTTTGACCGTATCTTTGAACAAAGTTTGACTGCGAGTCAGGTGAAAACCAAAAAGGCAGAAGAAGAAAAAGCTATTGTTCAAGCGAAACGAGAAGCGACTGTTGTGTCTAAGGGCGCTTCAGCTAAAAGCGCCGACGTGTCTTCTAAACCAGTAACCACACTTCGCGATGCTTTCGAGTTGGCTAAACGCCAACTTAACGGCTAGCACTAACAACAGGAGAATTTAAATGCCAGCAAATAGTAATTTTGACGAACTTTTGTCAACTACCCTTGCGAACTATCGCTCGACGTTGACAGATAACGTGTTCACCGCACGTCCATTGACCTACAAGTTGATGGAAAAGGGTCGTATTCGCATGCTCAACGGCGGTACAAAAATCGTTGAGCCGCTTATCTACGGCCAGAACAGCACGGTTGCATCGTACTCAGGGTACGACACAATCTCGCTGACAGCCCAAGAAGGCATCTCAGCTGCTGAGTACGAATGGAAGCAGTACGCTGCTTCAATCGCAATTAGCGGTATTGAAGAAGGAAAGAACAACGGCGAACAAGAAATCATCAACTTGTTGGAAGCCAAAATCATGCAGGCCGAGGAGTCAATGCGTGAAGGTTTCAACCAGATGTTCTTCGCAGACGGCACAGGCAACTCAGGCAAAAACTGGAACGGTCTTGGCAACATTGTTGAGGCATCCGGTACTGTTGGCGGTATCAACCGTGCAACAGCTGGTAACGAGTTCTGGCGTTCGTACGAGGAAAACACCGCTGGTGCTTTGACCCTCGCCCAAATGTCAACTGCCTACAACACAGTGTCGGTTGGTAACGACCACCCAGACGTGCTTCTTACAACTCAAACATTGTTTGAGAAGTATGAGGCTCTGTTGCAACCACAATTGCGCTACACAGACACCAAGACAGCAGATGCTGGTTTCCAGAACCTTCTGTTCAAGGCTGCTCCTGTGATGTACGATGTGCATTGCACAGCTGGCGTGTTCTACTTCCTGAACAGCAAGTACCTCACACTTGTCGGTCACTCAGGCAAGTGGTTCCAGCAGACAGAGTTTGTGCGCCCAGAGAACTTGGATGCACGCTATGCTCTCATCATGTGCTACGGCAACCTTACTTGCCGTAATGCAAAGAAGCAGGGCAAGCTAACAGCTAAGACTGCTTAGTTAATCTGTTATATTGGGTAAGGGGATAAAAGCCCCTTACCCAATATTTATTTAAGGAGAAACAATGGCTGTAAAAAAGAAAGACAACAAGTTAACTCGCGGTCAAAAAGCCGACGCCAAAAGAAAAACTGGCGAAGCTAAAGCAGCAATTGCTTGGAACAATAAATTAAAGGGCAAAGAAGCTATTGGAATTTATGCTCGCAAACAAACCCCTTCTTCAATGAAGGCAGGAAGAACCTACAAAGGTTAAATTTAATTCGTAATTTGGGGTGTGCCGACCACCTTCCGCGGCATACCCCAAGTAACGAAAAGGACAACTATTGATGAAGAACGCAATATTGTCCCACGAATATCATGGAGTTCCAGTATCGGGCATGAGACCCGCAGCAGAGGTAGCTGGTTCCAGATTAGCCGCAGGTAGCGGACCCTATCTTGGCAGAGGCAATTTCTGTGCCGCCAACGATGACACTTGTGAAGGGAGAAAAGCCAAAGGCACCGATTATTGCATGGGGCATTTGCGTAGCAGGGGAGAAGCCTAATGACAATGAGCCTTGCTGATGTGCGAACAATGGTTCGCGACATCTCGGACCTTGACGTTACAGATATCCCAAACAGCATTATTGATAACGCTGTTAAAGAGGCTTTCCAACGCATTGTTGCGTTGGAACGCCGATATCCAAAATATCAAGAGTCCTACACTTTTAACACGGTGGTCAATCAACGTGCGTACACAATATCTACAATTGGCGATATTCGAGAAATCATTTCTCTTGTAGAAACTTCTTCGTCTGGCTCAAGACTGACGATGATTCCTTACGATAACGCAGAGGAAATTTGGTTGGGCAATACTGACACGGCTTCACGCCCATACTTTTACGCTATTTGGGATGGCGCTTTGCATTTGTATCCAAAACCTGATGCCGTTTACAGTATTACAGTGCGCGCGTATAGGAACCCTGTTTACACCTGGATGTCCAACACATCTGAGGCAATTGACCTTGACGAGTGGTTTCATATTCTTCTTGCCTATTTTGCTTTGGCTCGTGTTTATCAACGTCAGGAAGACCCAGAACTTTCACAGATGTACATGCGTTCATTTGAGGAAGGCGTAGCAATGGCTCGCCGCGACTTGATGAAGACACCTAGCGCACGTCCGTTGTTGATGTCTGGGGGTAGACAATATCCAACAATGAAACGTTGGTTGCAAACTCTTGGTGCAACGTTGGGTAGTTAATGGCGCAGATTCTTCTTGAGCGTTACGACGATTTTACTGGCGGCTTGAATCTTCGTGCTGACCAGTTTTTGTTGGCTAGGAACGAATCTCCCGACATGTTGAACGTTGAAATTGACCCTCGCGGTGGTGTGTTTAGTCGTGGTGCTATGCAGAGAATTAACTCTACTGCTGTGTCGGGTACTTGGGCTCCTGACAAACTGCATGCGTTTTATGGTGCTACGCCAACAATTATGTTGGCGAACAGCACAAAGGTTTATCGTTCTACTGGCGCAAATTTTTCCACACTTGCATATTCGGCTGGAAATGACATTGCTGTAACAAATGCGCATGGCGCATCGTTTGCCAACTGGGGTGACACGCTTTATATCAGCACGGGAGCTTCTGGAACAGCAGGATATAAATGGCAAACAACAGACACATACGCAACAGCTTTAACACCGTCTGGACCCTCTTGGCAAGCTGCTTCAAGCACCACAACAGGGTTTATGCCAAAAGCAGAGCACAACATTGTGCATGCCAACAAAATGTTCGTAGCAAACACTTACGAAAATGGGGTGGCTTACCCTGACCGAGTGCGATGGTCGCACGAAGGTGCACCTGAATCTTGGGTGGACCATGACTATATTGATTTCAAAGGTGGCGGTAGTGGTGTTAATGGTTTGGCTGTTGTCCAGGGTCAATTGGTTGTTTTTAAAGATAACGCAATCTATTTGTTGGTTGGTACGGAATCTGATAACTTTAATGTTGTTGAATTAACAGCAACTCTTGGTTGTGCTAGTCGTAACAGTATTGCTGTTTCGGAACAGGGCGTGTATTTTTATTCGCCGTCAGAAGGTTTGTTTTATTATGACGGTTCTGCGGTAAGAGATATTTTTGACCCGTTGCGACCAATGATTGACAATAAAGAATTGTCTCCGTTAAATACCGAACCTTTTAGTGTTTCGTATGTTGGTCGCCGTGTTTGGTTGTCGTTGCCTTACGACCCAGACGGTGTGGCTACTTCACCTACGGTAAGTTTTGTGTACGACCCAACTATTGGTTCTAGGGGTGCTTACATGAAGTTTGCCACCCATGACGGCAAAGGCGTCATTGGTGGCATTAACTGGACTAATTCAAGCAACGAGAACTTCCGACTGTTTATTCACCCAACACAAGCCTATGTGTTGAAAGTTGATATGTACAAAGAAGAACAAGACAACATTAATGGTACCGCAACAGGTTTTAGTTCTTATTATCGAACAGGTTGGATTGATGGCAGAACTTATGCTCAAAAGAAAATGTTTCGTCGCCCAGACATAGCGTTCAAACAAGTTGACACTCAACGAACAATCAACGTCAAAGTGTTTCACAACTATGAAGAATCTACTGGTTCTGAACGCAAACAATTTAATCTAATTCTTGGCGCATCAGGTACCGGTATGGAGTGGGGCGTAGACAACTGGGGCGGAGGATTATGGGGCAAAAAATCTGTTGGTGTCCAAATTTTAAATGGTTCTAATCTTGGATTTGCTCGTTCGGTACAACTTTTGTTTACTGGACAAATTTCCAAAGACTGGGGTTTTGACTCTATCGCTATTAAATACAACAACCGAAAGATGACTGGATAATGGCTCTTAGCATACCTTACTCATTTACTAATGGAACTATTGCCGAAGCTGGTGAAGTTAATAGCAACTTTACCGCTATCAAAACTTTTGTTGATGCGTTGCAAAACGGTACAGGTTTTGATGCTGGCGCTATCGGTTCAACCGATATCGCCAACGGTGCGGTAATTGCTACCAAACTTGCCGACACAGCGGTTACGCCAGGTTCGTACACAACTGCCGATATTACGGTGGATGCGCAAGGGCGCATCACCGCAGCAAGCAACGGTAGTAGTGGTGTTACTGGTGATAGTGACCAACTTGTGTTGGGTTCGCAGGTGTTTAGTTAATGAAAACTTGGTCCAGTCCAGTTGTAAACGCCTTGAAAAGTACTGATGCTGTTCCGTTGCAGCAAATCTTTTCTTCGTTGTCGCAGGAGATTGGTCGCATGTATGACGAAATTGAACAATTAAAAATTGAAGTTAGTAGAAATAATCGTAAAGATTATCAAAGGATTAAATAATGGCTTACAATCCAGCCGACTACGAAGCTCGCAGGCGCGGGTACACACAGCAATATGGCGCAACAGGCGCCATGAATGCGTACGCTAACTTTCTTTCACAACAACGTGGTACTCGCGAACGTCAAGGAATGACAGAAGAATACAACAAAGCACAGCCACGAGTTGTGTCGGGATATTCTCGCCGTGGCATGGTTGGTCCCAATGTTCGTTCTGGTTTGTTTGCGCGTGGTTTGCAAGATTTTGCAAAACAACGCGCTCGTAGTTTTTCTGAATTTGACCAACAACAATTAGAACAACAACGAATGTACGACCTAACCGAAGCCCAACGGCTTGAGGCTTTTAGAAATCAATTGGCAGATATGGAATCAGAAAAAGCACAAACTATTGCTGACGCTGCACGTCAGCTTTATGCACGTAGAGCAGGAGCAATATAATGTCAAACGTTAAACAAGATGGTTCTGTTTGGGTTTGGAAACCTGGCGCAACACCAAAAACTAGGGTTACTTCACAGTTCCCAACTTTGCCGGCTGACCCAGAACTTAGAGGATATCAAGAGGCTCAAGTTAGCGGTTTAACTGGGGTTCCAATTACCAACGAACCTGGTTACTCTATGGCAGAAATAATGAAACTTTTTGGTTCTCGCAGTTCGGGAACCAACGCATCAGACGCACTTGCTCGAGACAAGTTTAACTACGAAAAAGCGGTAGACGCAAGAAAAGCATCTGGTTTGTCTGATTATTACACAGGCGGTTCCTACAACACAGGCTTTGATGCCTTATTAAAAATGATTGCAGACCAAGGCAAGGTAAGCGAGGCTGGAGTTACTGACGCATACGGCAGGGCGTTAACCAACATAGGTCAGGGTTACGACGTCGCTAGAGGACTTGGCGACCAAGGATATTCTGCCTTGAATGCGTATTTGGCAGCAAACCAAAACAATCCATACGCTGGAATGACCGCACAGGTTGGTACTGCGCCAGATGCTTTGACTGATTACCTAAGCGCTTATGGTGTATCTGATATGCCTGTGCAGGGACAAATACAGGCGGACAGGTTGCAAGCACAACAAGGTGCTGCTAATTTTCAAAATCTTGCTAACACACTTAGCGCACTTGCGCAGCAAGGTGCTGGGTCGCGTGCCGCAGAATCCCAAATGGCACAATTGTTGTTTAATACTGGTTTGGGGCAAGAACGTGCTGGATACACAAGCCAAGCTGAAAACGCGCAAGCGCAAGCGCTTGCAGCGTTGCAACAAGCCGTTTACCAATCACGGTTTGGCGTTGAAGAAAAACGTAATGCTTTGGCACAAGAATTGGCTCAAACCATTTCTCAATTAACTGGTACCGCACCAACTGCACCAACTGCACCAACTGCACCAACTGCACCAACTGCACCAACTGCACCAACTGCACCGCCATTTGTTAGCACGTCATATGATGTAAATAGACCAGTTGCGCCACCAATTAGTCCATTGGTTGCCCAACAATTAGCCAATCTTCACGAGAATGCCCGTGGCCAAGATGCTCAAGAACTCCTTGACGCGCTTAACGCGCGACGGGGCAGGTAACGAAAAGGACTATAGGCGTATGGACCCGCAATTAATAGCCTTAATACTGGCTAGTTTAAACCAAAAGGGCCAGCTAGATTCAAGCGACTACAACCGTTTGTTTGACCCGATGATTGGGGTGTTGAGCGGCACTTACGGCCAGAATCCAACACAACAATCTGCGTTTTTAGAATACAAACATAAACCAACATGGGCTCAAATAAATCAATATTACGCACCAGATTCAGACGAAGCAGCTATTGCACAATCAATTCAAAATGGCGTACCTGCAATGATTGTAAAACAAGAAATTTTAGAAAAATTTTCGGCAGACCCAAATAGTTCACAAAAAGATTCTCAAGAATTAATTGCTTTGGCGGAAAAATTAGAATCAGAACAACGAGCATTTGATTTGGCATCAATTACGGCTCAAATGGACAGTCCTTATGCAAAAGCTGGTTTTACAGACCCTAACGTTCGTTATAATGCGGAACAACTTTATCAGCCACAGATGGCTCAGTTGTTTGCAAAAATGGAAAAAGAAACACAAACAAATCCATATAAATTAAAAAGAAATTATGCACCAGGTCAAATGCCAAATAATTTAATTACAAACAAAACACAACCAATTCCCGCCTATAGGCCAAATTTAACAAATGTTAATGCTCCACAAGAGTATGTAGAAACTGCTGAAAAAAATGTTTCGGTAAAATCTGATGAATTAATAAATGCTCAAAAAGCATTAGATAAATTTATTAAAGAAAACCCAGATACATACGATTTGGAGTATCAAACTTTATTGGATGCAAGAGATGCGGCAAGACAACGTTATTCCGAAAATGTTGCTGACACAGTTAGTTTTGTTGGTGCGCCAAACACCAAAGAATTTAAAACATCCGACATGATTGAGGCTTTGGCAAAAACACAAGCTCAACAAGAAGCTCAAAAAAATGTTCCTCGCCGTTATGCAAAGGGAAGTACAACACCTATGTCATCAGCTCCCTTTGATATGAAAAAAGCAAAACTTGCCGGCAATACGCCAGAAAGTCTTGCTTTAAGAAAAGCGGGTGCTGCTAGATTTTTCCAAGAAAAAGCAGAAAAATCTGGAAGAACACCATTCTTGGATGAGATGATTCAAAGAGCTATCGTATTAAAACTTGCAGGCGGATAAATGGCTGAACAAAACGCCGACGTTTCTCAATTATTGGAAGCGTTGCAAAAAGTAAAACCTTTTCCACAATCGGCACCGGCACGAAGAACGGGTTTGCAAGATGCAATTATAGCAAATAGGGATTATGCGATTGGCTCTATTGCGCAAGCCCCTACCCTGCGAAACAAAATTGATTCAATAAAGTCTTCGGGCGGTATTCCTAAAAACGGCACACCCAAATCTTTGTTATTTAATAATCCAATTACAAAAACAATTTTTGGTGGTTTAAAAGTAATTGACACCCCACACAGAATGGTTGTGTCGGGTTTGCGAGAGGTGGTAGACGCTTTTGACAACGACCCAAATACTAGAGCGTCTTTTGATGATTGGATTGGCCAGGTTGGAAAAGACGATTATGGATTTGGTACCGCATTTCCTGTTGCGGGTTGGGGTGGACGCGTTCTTGGTTTGTTTGGAGACATTGTTGCCGACCCGATGTTTTGGGTTAGGCCATACGCTGCTGGTGCGGGCAAATTAGCAACAATAGCTGATGGTGTTCCATTAAAAACAGCATTAGGCAAAACGGCAATTGCTGGTGCTCCTGGGCGCAACGCACTAGCAGACTACGCAATAAGAATGGGCCGTTCAGCAGATGAAGTTGCCGCTATTGGTTACAAAGGCAGATTGGGAGCAACTCCAGAGTTTGCAAAAATGGCTGGTCTTGACAAGGCTGGTTTGTACATTGCTGGCACAAAAATTAAATTACCTTTTACTGGAGCAATAGCCGACGCGGCTTCTTTTGGTGCGTTTGGAATACGTTCTACTTTTGTTAACTCCAAAATTGGTGGAGCATTGCACCGTTTGGTTACAACAGGCGATGATTATATTAAAAATTTAAAAATTGGTGTAGCAACGGGAAAATTGGATTCTCAAAAAGCAAAAGAAGCAATTCAACTGTTAAACATGGAAACACGCAAGCGTGCCGTGTCTGGTGTTGCAAGAAATACTTTTATATCTGGAATCAAAAACATTGTTGAGGGTCCAGAATACAACGAGTACGGCAAAACTGTTTATCAAATCATGGACCCCAAAGCGGGTTTTGCTCGAGCGCCAAAAAGCGCTCAAGAAAAAGCTTATGCTGTAAAAATACAAACAGTTCTTCAAAACGCAATAAATGACGTAAAAGCACGTTTAAAGGTTGTTGACCCACAAGCAGAGGTTGGAGAAATTTTAGAATACTGGCCACACATGACTTCTGAGGCGGCAATTAATTACATGGCCACCCCAACCAACCCATACGCTGAAGCAACTTTTAAATTTTTAAAAGAAGACATATTTGACAAAAATGGTTCTTTTAAAACAAGAAAACTAAAACCATCAACAGACGGAAAAGCTAATTGGTTTGGACATGCTCTTACACAAGATGATATAGACAAAGGTATTGACAGACTTAATCAACTTGCTAGAGACGGTGGGTTTGTTGGAGATTTTTTTGAAACAGATGCTGCTGCCGTTCTTTCAAGATATGGAAAATTTTATGGAGAGCAAGTTGGAAAAATTGACTATGCGGATTCTTTAGTCAAATCCAATATTGGAAAATTAAGAACAACTCACTCAATTATTGATAGTGAATATTTTGATGAATTTGCCAATCAAACAGCAGAAGTTAGTGGTTCGGTTTCTAGGGCCACCACAGAACTTATTGATGGAATAAATTCTGCAACAAAAGAAATAGAACGAATAATTGGGACAGAAAGCAAATCAATTGGTGCAAAAGCCGGAAAACAAGCTATTGAAAAATTGACTAGCGACCAAAATCAAATAGGTGGTTCAATTGAGGGCATTCTAAAACAACTTGATTCGCTAAGGGCGAATGTCAACAAAAGAGTTGAAAAATTTGAATCTTTGTTTGATTTTAACGACCCAAATGACCCAACCAAATTGATGAAAGCGGTATTTGAAGATTATAAAAAATCATCAAGAACGATAGATAGATTTATTGAAAATGCGGCAAAACAATTTAATGATGTGCTGGGCACCAACATTGATGGCGCTGCTTTAAAAAGTACCTTGTTTCCAAGCACGGAAGAAAACATTCTTGCAGACACTTTAAAGGGAAGCAAAGCTATAAGCGATGCAGATGCTTTGAAAATTGGCGAAAAATATGCCAAGCCAGTAACAAGTATGCTAATGCCTTTAAAGAATTTTTTTGACGAATTAAACAAAATTAATGCTGATTACGAACTACTGGAACGTCGTTTTAAATTAACACAAATGGTCGGCAATGAATTTGCCGAAGTTGTTAACAATATTCTTAATCGTTCAATTTTTGAAACAGGTACGTTGATTGAAAAAGAAGGCAAATTGGTTGCAAGCAATTTGCCAACAGAATTAGAACAGGTAGCAAAACTACTTATGCCATCGTCAGACGAAGGTCGCATTCTTTTGGGCTTTCAAACAGATGACAAAATGGGTGATTTTGCCATTAGGTATTTTGAAACAGCAGAAGGAAAAAATTTAAAATCAATTATTGACCCAGAAGATTTATTTAGAAAAGCTGATTTAAGAAAAAAAGGTTCTGAAACTCTTGTTGATTTTGACGAGTTTAGGTCTGTGTTGGCAACGTCAAACCCATCCGTATCGGATGTATTGACACTTCGTCGCGTAATTTCCAATTACGCGATGAGGGACATTAAAAAATATGGTTCTGTTGCCAATTTTCCGCCATCCTTAAGAACTAAATTTGATACAACATTGGCAAAATTAACACAACTAAACGAATTCCAAGACAAAGTTGAAAAAGTAATTAGAACCGCTAATGGCAATCCAGATTTTATTAAAAATTTTGACAAACTTGATGAAGCCTTAGAGGAAATTGGTCAAAGAATTACTCAAACAACCGCCAAAATAACCGCCCTAACAGAAACAAGCACTTATGCAAAATTTGCTGATGAATTTACTTCTATTGCAAATTCAAGAAGTGGTGCTATTTCGCCAGCAGACCTAGACGAATTGCGTTCTCTTTCAAACAACATAACTAGGGGCAAAGAACTTTACGATAATTTTATTGACGATTTTATTGATGTTTACGATACTCAACAGGAAATTGGACTCACTCTTTCGTGGGAACAACTTAGAAACGCTTTTAATAGTGAATTTTTGGCAAAAGGCATGTCGCTTAACGCAAGAGAAGCAGATGCTGGAGAATTTTTTATAAACTTAAGCAAAGAACTTGAAGATGACATTTCCAATACTGAAGTATTTAATCGATTTCAACAAGTTATTCAAGACGCAAAAGAGTTAATTGCACCCAAAAGGCCAATTGTCAAAAAAGGACAAGCGCCAATTGCGGCTGACCCAAGTTTTGTGCAAAGCCAATATGCTTTGCAACAAAACATTTCGTTGACACAACAAGAACTAACAGAGTTAAAATCAATCGTAGGAAAATTAGACAAAGATTTAGCTAAACAAAAAGATTTGGTAAAACAACGCAAAGCGTTGTTTACCAAAGCTGGTGTAAAGCAGGTTGATTTTGACCACATTATTGACTCTACTTCAAGCTGGGAATTTGGTGCAAAAACCGGCACAAGAGGACAAAGAGCAAGTGTTGGACAAATTATTTTAGAAACACAAGACGCTGCAATTTCGTATTACATTCATTCCGAAACTACAAAGTTTATGGAAGCCGTAACTGAAAAATTTGCCCCATTAGGTTATGTCCCCAATGAAAGATTTTCTTTGTATGCGGTTAATCAGTTGGGTAAACAATTAGGCCAAGAAGCCAATTATGCAGTAAGAAGAATGAATGCCGCCAAGACAACAATGGAAAAAATACAAAATGCCGTTAGGAATACGGCCCCCGAAAACCAAGTTAGGGTTTTTAATACAGAAATAGAAAAAGCATTTTTAACAGACGAAGATGGTTCGTTTGAATTTCTTTTTGGGCAATTAAAACAATTATTGCCATCGTCAAAACAGGAACCGCAACGTGCGGCTAATACGCCTGCTGGACAAGCACTTAGGGCAGACATTATCAGGGACATTGTTGAAAACTTTAGACTAAGTCGCGAACCCGTTTACGACATAAAAACAAAAAAATTAGTTGGTGGACCAAGTGGCTATGTTCCAAAAGGAAAACCTGGAGATTTTACTGGTCAACAGACATCGATTGGCGACATATATAACCAAGACAAATCTTTAACCGATTGGGTTGGTTCAATAACGGACGAAACAACCAGAAATCCAAATACTCGTATTGACTATTTGTCTAGGTCAAGAATTACCGATAAAGATGTTTTAACAGCTGCTGATGTTCCTACGCAAATGAGCCCCGGCATAAGACCAGAATTTGAAACATTGGAAGATGCCTTAGCCGCTGGCGTTTCAGAAAACGAATTTAACGCAATGTATCGAACTCCCGAAGCAAAAAGAGTTGCTTCGGTAGAAGAGCAAGCAAATGCCATACGTAGCAAGCTTGAAAAAACATCAATATCTAAATTGCTTGCAGACAACAAAGATTTAGCAAACAAATATCAAGCACGTTGGGATAAAATTGTTGAAGATTTTAAACCTACAATTACAAAAACAAAATCTGTTTCCGCTAAAAGAGCTGCTGCTATTAAGTTTGGACCAAACATAAAGTTAACGGTTCCTAAGTATTTTAGAAATGCATTTAATCCAAATGCTACTCCGCGCGACATTCAAACATTTTTTGTTAACATTTTTGGTGGTGTTGAAAATATCCCTGGTGGAGATTTTTCCGTAACTAAAGTTCGTGGCGGGAAAATTGTCAAAGCACCAGCTGGACAAATGTACAAAAAAGAATTGGCAGAAAGTTCTTCTTACGTAAACGCAAGAATTGCGGCTGCGCAAAAACGCAGCACGCAATTTTCTTTAATGCAAGATTCTCTATCCGACCCCAAATCTGTGTTGGAAAATCCACTCAATGTTGCGTTGGGTCCTACTGGTCACGCAATGATGCTTCGAGAAATGGCTGCTTCAATCAAAAAACAAATTGAAACATCCACACTAACAAGAGAAACTCAAAAGGGTTTGTTGGCTAAAAAACAACAAAGAATGGGTTTGTACTATTCAAGAAAATATGGCAAAGAGTTGTGGTCAACATTAATTAAAAATTCCTATAACCCCAACACAAAACTGTTGGATATTATCCAGGACATAAAAGCTGGAAAAATTTCAACAACCCTTAAAAAACAAGTTGCTGAACTAGAAGACACTCTTGCGAATTTGGGCGATAGAGAAATCACTGGGGCGTTGGCCAAACAAAAACAATTAATTACTGAATTAAAATCTTTTGAAACAGCGCAAAAGAAATTAACAGCATTAAAAACTCAAATTGACAACCTGACAATGGAACCAATTGAGGTTATTGCTAAGCAAGAACAAAATTTTAATTCTTGGCTTAATGATGTAGCTCAAATTAACGGTCATGAAGTTTTGAACGAATTTGGACAACCAATTTGGTCGTACGAATCTGGCACGTACATGTTTGATAAGTCTTTGGAAAAACAAATCAACCAAAGATTTGGTGGCAGTGTTGAACTTTACGACACCGAAATTTTGGATTCAAACGCTATAATGCAGTCTAACGCATTAAGAATGCGCCGAACTGGTTCTAAATCAAACAAATCTTCTGCAAGATTTGTTCAAAGCGATTTGATGAAAAGAATACAACAGGGAGAAATTAAAGCTGTTAATTCTGATGGTTCCGAATATGGAACTACATTTTCTGTTTCTTTTGCCACCGATAGCATAGAGGTTCTTTTACCGCCGTCAAGCCCATTACTTGACATAAACGATGCAGCACGAGAAACTATTTCATCGCGTGGTCGTGAAATACTTGCTGGATTTCTTGGCGATAGAATTTACGGAACTAACAGAGCGCTTGGTGCACCAGGACTTAATTTTGCAGACGAAATACAAATTTCTGTAGTACCAAACAAAGACTACATATCTTCGCTTGAAAAAGGAATGCGCGAAGGAAATGTTTCTTTTGTTAAAATTAAAAAAAGAATTAATTATGGTGAATATTTGTCTCCGACAAATATGCACGCAGTTGTGTCGGATGGACTTGCTTCAACTGTTCGTCCTTTTAATGCTCGTGATTATGCTACGACATCTCCGTTAAGAACAGCCATTGACGCAAATGGATTACCAATGGGCGACATTACTTTTACGCCTTCAGAATGGCGTGCCTTGTTTCCAACGCAAGAAACAAGAAGTCCGTTAGTTGTTAGAAACTTGCGGGCTTCTGACGGCGCAGCAGTAAAACGATTAGAAAAAAGATTGGGACAAATTCCCATGGAATTGTCCCAATCACAACAAAGATTAAGAAAAGGATTAATTTCAGCTGTTGCCCACAACAAAGCAAAAAGAAAATTAAATCTTGAGTTGATTCAATCTGAATCATTGTTGAATGACTTAGAACAAAATATACGTTTGTACGATGATGAACTACGTGCACCGCAAACCCGTTTGGTTGCAATGAATAAATTGCGCGCTTTCTATGAAGGTTTTCCTGATTTGAACAAAGCCAAAGATTGGGTTAATGGGCAAATTAGGAATGGTCAAAAATTAAATATTACAAACATTGAGGCCATACCAGACGATGTTTTATTGCGTAGAGAAACTCTTAAATCAATTTGGGATAATTCCGACTATGGAAAACATATGCGTCAAAAAGAACAGTTAGAAAAACAATTAACTGAAGAATTTGATAAAACTTATCCGTTGGTCGCTCAAGAAAGGGATATCTTGAGTTACCACGATTCCTTAGTAGAGGAAGCAATACAACTAGAAAAACGATTTGCTGCCGTTGATGTGCCGGCAATGATGGAAAAGAGGGCAAGATTCCAGGAACAACTACAGGAATCTGGTTTTGCTTTTAACGCTTTTGCCGCACCTGGCAACGAAAAAAAAGCAATTTATGACAGGATAAGAGCCGAAGCAGAAGAATTGTTTGCTGGCATACCAGCACAAACTCAAGTTGACCAATATGGGAAAACTGCTGATTTTTATGTAACCAATCAAATTCTTGATACTTTTGGTGGGGAAGCACAAATTGATAATTACGTGCTTGAAAAACTTACCGAAATGTTTGGTAGAGAAGGTGCCGCAAAAATGATGTTGCAAACAGAATTTGACACAGCAAGCACGGTTGCTTTTGCGGATTATGCAGAAGACGTAGCAAGAAAAGCTCAGTTAAATGTTGCTGAACGAATGCAACAATTACAGCCAATTGATTTTCAATTCCAAACAGCAATTGCTGGAAACAATGTTGAAATCATAGACCCTGTTACAAGAGAAATTTTTCAAATTCGTCAAGGCGAAGAATTAGATGCCTTAAGAGTAATTAGGGCAACTAAACAGGCAGACTTGAATGACATGATAAGCGCAATGACTAATTTGCGGGCAGATGTTGCTTTTACTTTTTCCAAAATAATTAAAAGACTGCGACCAGGTTATATTGAACAAGTAACAAAATACAAAAAAACATTGAATTTGTTAAATCAGTACGCTGATGAAGCAATTTCCGTGCCAAAGAATTTGGGAATACTCGAAGAACCAATTTCCCTAAGAGGCCCAGCAACTGGCGTTGTTGGCGCTCGTGAGGGTTTGTCAGATGCTACTTACGCTCGGTTGTTTGATGATGTCAAACAACCAAAAGATGTTAGGGACAATTTGATTCGTCAAGCAGAAATGCAAACCGAAAGTGAACAAATTGAAAATTTGTTTAAAAACATTTCTAATCTTGAAGCCAAATACGCAACAAAACTTGGTGTTAAATCAAAAATTGACGAGCAATTAAATACGCTTAGTGTCACCACAAAGAAATTGGAAGAATCCAAAAATAGGGTTAACAATTTGATGAAGTTGTCTGATGGGGCCACGCAACAGGAAATTGATGAAGCAAACGAAATTATTGATGAATCTATTGCACTAATTGCCCAAATTCGTTCTGAAGCAAATTTGGGTGCAGAATCCACTGGGTTCCTCCCACGAGAACTGCGCAAAGTAATGTTGGACCTCAACAAAAAACGAGCAAATTATTCTAAGGCTTTGCTTGATTCCGAGAACTTAGATTTTGCCGCAGAAGGAATTGTCGCGGATTTTGGAACAAATAATTTGCCAATGAAGCAAGTGTTGGAAGAATTTGATAATGGCTGGGCTCAATTAAGTTCTGCTTTTCCATCTATCTATGTGCCGGAAAGTGTTGCTGAAATATTTAACAACGTACATAGATTGCAGGACCCAGCAATTGTTGTAGCAATGCAACGAAGTCTTGGAAGTTACAATAAATTTTTCAAGACATATGCAACACTTAGCCCTGGCTTCCATGTAAGAAATGCGTACAACAACGTTTTTGTACATTTGGCTGGTGGAGAAAGTTTTAAATGGATTCCAGAAGCATTGAGCGTTATTAAAAAATGGGAAATAGCTCAAGGCAATAAAATTACGTGGGAAGAATTTATTAGCAAATTGTCGCCAGAGCAATCACGCCGAGCGCTGATTGCTCGCGATGCAGTTGTTGCCTCAGGAGATGGTTTGTATGATTCTGTAAATGCAGACCTTGCTTTTGGAAGTAAATTAACAAATTGGAAATTGCCACAATTGAGCAAGAGGGCTGGACATTGGTCTGATTATGTTTCTAGGTTTACCTATGCTTATAGCGCCGCGGCAAACGGTGGGGATTTCTTAGACGTAACTGCAAGAGTTCAAAAATATTTTATTGACTACTCAACAAAATCAAATCTTGACAAAGTGATGACGCAGATTGTTCCTTTCTGGATGTTTGCTTCAAGAAACTTCCCATTGCATTTGCAAAATGTTTACCACAACCCAAGGGTTTATCAGGCTTACAGGGCAATTAGACAAAACATGTCAGAGAAAGACAATGAACAAAACAACGACATTGTGCCTTCCTGGTTGCGTGAGTCTGGCGCCTGGAAACTTCCGATAGTTGGTAATTGGTACATGACGCCAGACTTGGGTTTTATGCGAATTCAGACAGAAGTAAATAGATTGCAAGACCCTAAACGTTTCTTGGCTGACGTAACTCCAGCACTAAGACTTCCAGTAGAGCTTGCTGGAGACAGAAGATTTTTTGCAAACAAAAAATTTAGTAAAGTTCCAATTGAGGCTAAAGAGGGAACGGCCTTAAATGTTTTGCAACCATTGTTGCAAGCATTTGGTTATGGTCAAACTGGACCCGGTGGCAAGCAGTTTGTAAGCGACAAAGCTAGTTACGCTCTCATGAATCTTCTACCGTTTTTGGGGCAAGCAGAGCGTTTATCGGCCACCACATCGCCCAATGTTGGGGATGCTAGTCCAAACAGTTTGCTTGGTTATTTGGGTTTGCCAATGCGGCAAAATACGCCTCAAATGCAAATGAGTGAACTGACGGCACAGAAATTAGCAATGCAAGAAGCTTTGGCAGCATATAACGCCGTCAATAAACCACAGGGATAATCATGAGGGCCAAGAAAACATATACAGGAAACAAGGACGGCGTCGCCGCGGGCGAACGCCCAGGTTTAACAGAATTGGTTAAGCACCTTATTTACTTAAGCGAAGGTGCGTTGTGGAACAACGGCACCTTTGTAAACAGGCCCAAGAGGGGCTCTGAGAGCCTCTCTGTACACGCCACAGGACGTGCGGTAGACCTTAGTTATCGCAAGACACCAACTAAGGGCAGACGAAACGGCAGGCAGTATGCCGAACACATGGCGGACTTCCTTGTTCGTCACGCAGACGAACTAGGTATTGAGCTTGTGTTGGACTATTTCCCAAAGCCACACGGTCGTGGCTATAACTGGACTCGCGGCACTTGGCAGAATTACACCAAACCGACAATACATGGTGCGCCAGACGGTGATTGGTTGCATGTGGAATTGAGCCCGTTGTGGGCTGATTCTAAACAGAAGGTTCGGGATTCGTTTCTAAAGATATTTCCGCAGGCTCAATAAATTCGTAAACCTCGGGGCGTTGAGCGAACTTGCCTTGCAAGTATCGCTCAAATTCTTCTTTGTCTCCATAAATTTTAGCTTCGCTTAAAATTTGCAGCGGTGCTACATAGACAATCATGTCGTAGGGGATTGCCATGATGCCACAGCAGTTACCGCCATCTTGGTCAATTGTTGAGGCGATGTGAACGTAGTCGTTATTATAAGCAACAATGTAGCCAATAGAAATGTTTGGTGTTTCGGGCTTGGGGTTGTAGTGCTCAACACTCATCCATTCGTCTTCTGAATAAGCGTCATCCCAAAGAACAATTACTGGCCTCATTGTGCTTCTCTTTTCCACAGTTCTTGTTGTGCAACGCGAAGCTCTGCTCGCATTGCTTCCAATGTTATTTCTAATTCTTCTACTCGGTCACGAAGGTAGCGTTCCGTTTCTGCTTGCGTTTCCGACAGTTCATTTTGCATACGGGTCTATCCCTTCTTCTTGTAGGTGTTCTTCAATTGTACCGATAAGCGCATCCAGAAATCCCATTATATGCAACCATGCTTGCATGTTGCCTTGTGTGCTGTCGTAGTACGCCCGACATAGTTTGATGGCGCTGTCGTTGGTTGCTGACAGTACAACGTTGACTCCGTTGTCTAGGTTCTGTTGAAGACTTCTTGCTTTTGATTCTATTTCCTCAACCTGTTTGGCAGGGATAATGTCATATATCCAATCTTGAGGTCCACTATTTGGCATGCTTTTTTTTCTTGTTGTGAACGTACAAACAATTTGTTTGTAAACCGTTTTCAAGAACTCCTTGACCAACATCAATCGGCCCATAGTGTTTCTCCAGTATTGCTGCAATCTCTGTCGCTGTAACGGGCATCTCAAATCCAATCACTAACTGACTCGTTCGCATAATTCTCTCCTAATTCCAAATTGAATGTCTCGTCGTTAATCATCAAAGCTATTACACAATAGCCAACTATGTCCCGTAGCGTATCAAGCAACGATTCATTTTGTGCTTTGGATTTTTTGGATTTAAGGTTGATGAGTCGTTCTACTTTGTCGGACAAACGCACAAGAACACCTTTAAGTCCAAAGGCTGTTATGTTGCCATGTCCATAATCATGTTGTTTGGATGCAAGCAAGCTACACATTTTGCCAGAGTCCCAAGCGTTGCGCATACGCAACTCTTGGATTGCCTCAATGCCCATCTCTGTCCACAGCAAAGAAACAGGAACGTCGTCTTGGTCAAAAAGACAAACTCGAGCAACGTGAATTATTCTTTGTAGTTTTTCAGGAGAGACTTCTTGTTCTTCTGTTGCGAATGATGCAATGTGCATAACCCATTGGCTTGCTGATTGTTCCCATGTGTTGACCACTCTGACCTTCTTTCTGATTAGCGGGTGCATTGTTAATAGCTGTTGTAGTTTAGCATAAGCATTGTTCTTGAGTCGCCAGGCGTGAGGTTTGGAAACGCCAAGGCGTTTACCAAGCTGTTCGTAAGACAGGAACTCGCTGTTGACTGCGTTGATAATGAACTGGTCTTGCTCGTCAAGTTGTTCAATGCACATCGCTACTGCTTCGCGTAGCGGTTGTAGTTCTTCTATTGATTCTTCTATTACGTCCGACACAGAAAGCATTAATGCTTCCATCGCCGTCTGTGGGCGTTGTTTACTTAAATAGGTTGATGAGAAGACGTAATTGTCTTGAGGTATGTCATTCTTTGACATCGTCGTATGCGGGGTCATAGAGGAGTTGTGAAACTTCCTCTGGCGACAACAAATAACCCTTCGCTGGATTATTTGTGCCTTCCGCAAACAACCTAATTCTTGACTTTGGTAACATTTTTATATAACGCTTTAATCTTTCTGTGGACACTACCACCATTGCTTGGTTCATAGTATACACATAGACCCACCACTCTGCCTCGGTTATCATAAGCCCCGAAGGCTTCCACCCATGTTTACGGGGGTTTTGGGCTGTTTCAACCACCATCTTGCCGTTGCGATACCGGTCAGACTTGACCTCAAACGAACCATTAACAATTCCTTGCAGGAATTGTTTGACCTGTTCTTCGCCCTGTTTGCCGAACTCTAAATCTTTTTGAAAGTTTGGTTTGGGAATATCCCATCTGGACTCTTTCATTTTTTCCTCAAATCCAATCTCATAATTTGTTTGTCGTCAGTAAAGGCTACACCATTTAGTCCGTCAAGTATGGCTTTGGCATAGTTGTCAATGTCGCCACGCAATTTAGATGAAGTTGATTTGGCATCCATCTCTTTGATTTGAATGGTTGTTTTATATTGGTCAAAAGTTAAAGAAACCCAAATTGGGCCTTCGGCAAATTTGGGACCATTGTAAAGTTGGGCAATTTCTTTTTCGTAATTTAATGTTTCTTTGGGCGTATAAGTATGACCTGTTTTCCTAACAAATCTTGGGCGTCCTTTTGAAAGAGGTCGTACAGCAAGAAACTGTTTCCAACTAAGCATTTTGCGTTTACTCGCCATAAACATCTGCAATGATTTTTGCCAAGTGCATCTCCCCGTCTTCTCTTGCGTAAAACTTACCCCATTGCATGTCGGCTGTGCGAATCAAACCGTAAGCCAATTCAATTGGAATACCGTCAGACCTAAACCGATAGGCAAGCTTGACTAAACAACTGGAACGGTCTGTGTCGGCCATCGGGCCTTCAAGAAACATCTTCAATGTCCACGGATGCAATATTGTTTTTGCCACATCAACAGGAATTGGTGCGCCCTTGGCTGTGAACTGTGCTGGAGTTTTCGGAACATAAGCGTCAGCAAGAGGCTGTAAGTCTTCTTGCGTGACGGCGTAGGTTGTTGCTTCCTTGACAAATGTTTCCAAAGACAAAGGTCTGTCGGAACTATCTATCATGTAGCGAACCGAACATGGTTCAAACAAAGCGCCAGGGTAGGGCAGGCGAACATAGTTGCCGTAGCCAGAAGCCTGCTCTTGCTTTGGATTGATTTCCTTAGCAGGAACTTTAACTGCGGCGTGTGCGGCGAGCAAGGCTCGGCGCATCACGCGAGCTTCAACAGGTTTCCTAGCGAACACCCACACATGAAAGCCTTTGACGGTTCTCTCAACCCAACTCTCAATTAATTTGAGTTTGAGTGCGAGCTGAATGTTGCGGGCTTGGTCAATGTCGTTCACATCAATATCTGAACAGCCCCACCAAACGGTGCTGTTATCCATCATCGGATAGATTCCGATGTACTCCTGCCCCCACAGATGTTTCGTAAACGAACCCTGAGTTACTGGTTGCTTGATGCAACCACCTTCCCAAGAACCGTAAGCGTCTGTGCGACCGGCAAACAACGCTGCAAAATCTTTTACCAGTTCAGAATTGTCTGTCATGAATACTCCTCAGATATTGCGCTGGTAGGTCATTGTTAAGCAACGGAGTCAACCTACCAGTAGCCAAGTCCAACTCAAAGTCAATGTCGTCTACGAGTTGTCCTGCTGGTCGTTTGTTCTTCAACAAACTTACAGTAACCGTGTATTCGTGAATCTTTGCTTCGTATCGCAAAGAGTCAAGTCGTTCCATCGCTCGCTCTGAATGAGTCTTGTCAAGCTTGTTGATGATTTCATTCATCTCAGCTGCAATGGAATACTTCTTGCGACGAACACCGATTACAGATGTTGCTTGTTGCTCACCACCGAACGCACCAGACGACATAGTTAGTTTCATGCCGTCAGCGCCCGATGAGCGAGAAGTCTGATGCAACACGAGCATTGGTATGTCGTGCCTACGACCAAACGACTTAACGAACGTCGCTTTGTCGGGGACTGTCTCGCCTGCTTCCACAAGGTCTAGGTAGTCAACAACCACCAAGTCGGGTATCTGTCCCCACACATCGCACACCTCGTTATAGGCGCGTTCCATGTCTAGGGCTGTTAGTGGTTGGTCGAATACTGCGAGGTTGGGAAAGTTTTCTTCTGCTGTTTGCCTGAGCAAATCAATTGTGTCTTTGTCATCTATCGCAACTAGACGCTCTAGTTCTCGGGCGTCAATGCCGTGATACATGCAAGTAAGTTTGGTCAGGATTAACTGACGTGGTTCGTCTGGAATGAACATCGCAATGTGCTTGTCGCGATTCTCAAGTAGTGAGTGCAGTAGTAGCAATGTCTTGCCACCGTGCGCATACCCAATCATCATTGACATTTCACCTGCGGCAATGCCACGCATCTCTGCGTCAATTTGTGGCAACCCTAAATGAATTCTTTCGTGCGGACTCTGTGCCCACCTAACAAAAGAATGAGCCGCTTCGGAAAGCGGCTCATACATTCTGTATTCGGTTGGTGGACTAACAGTTTGAGAGTCAGGCGGGAGTGACTTCGCCTGACCCTCTACTGTTTCCCAGCCCGCAGAAACTTGTTCTGCGGTCAGTTTCATTTAGGCCTGCCGTGTTCGTGGTGGCCAGTAAGCCTTGTCGGCGTCAACTGCTTTGAACCAAGGACGCTTTGCGTTTTCCTTGAGTCCATCACGGTTGTCGTAAACTTTGGTGATGCCATCACGCTTGCATGCTTTGATGAGCCAGTCTGGAATGTCGCCTT